CGTGTATGTGAATTAACAGTATGCCACACCTGTACTGCACCTATCTGGGTGCCCATAACAGACTTCCATCTTGATGAGAAGGGCTATTCCAAAAACTTTTGTTACCCTTGTGCCTGGGCTAGGCTAGGGGAAACAGGTATGCCTGTCGTGTCTAATGCAGAGTTGGCTGCAGACTAAGGTATACTGTCTACCGTAAGGCAGGTAGATGTTTCTCTCCGTCACTCTATCCTGCCTTACATTATCTAAGGAGAGATTATGGCTATTGAAATCAATGGCGAACAATTACCAGAACATATCAGTTACTCCAGCCTGACCGAATGGTTATCATGTGGCTGGAAGTATTACCTATCAAGAGTACTTAAACTCCAAGAAGAATCTGCATGGTGGTTCTATGGTGGCAGTGCAGTGCACCGTGCCTCTGAAGAATATGACAAGGTGAACCCATGAAAGATCTACTAGAACAATGGAACCTGTGGTGGAATGCCACCGCAGAAGAACGCCCTGAGTATAAGGGTGATCGTAGCAAGTGGCGTGTAGCCGCTGCTCGTACCCGTTCACCAGAAGATGGTGACTGGTGGTACACCAATGGCTTTAAGTTTTATAAGAACTGGATTGAGTGGCGTAACAGTAACCCACATCTAAAGATTGCTACCACTGAGCAGGGCTACCTAGGTATTGAACTAGAGATGAACCCTGTCATTGATGGCATCATGGTCAAAATGTTTCTTGATCGCGTATTCATTGACACTAATACCGGTGAGTACATTATCGTGGACTTAAAAACAGGCAAACGTGTGCCTGGTAGTTCACTACAACTAGCGTTCTACTCCTATGGTCTACGTAAAATCTATGGTATCCATGCAACAACTGGCTACTATTGGATGGCACGTAAGGGAGAACTGTCGCAGGCATTTGACCTAAGCGACATGACCGATGATAAGATCGAAGCACTAGTTAGTATGTTTGATCGTGCCCGTAAGGACAACATCTTTATACCTAACTTTGATCACTGCAACATGTGTGGCCTATCAGCCATGTGTGAATGGACAACTAAACAAGAACAGGAGAGTGACGATGAGTAGCACAGAAGCACCCATCTCAATCACGGTCAAGACTGCAGCAGGTAGTCTTGTCACAGTAAGAGCAGAAGATGGAGCAGGACTAGATCAAGTGGTTGCACTTGGACTAGAGTCCATCAAGGCTGCAGTAACAGAACTAGAATCAGCAGTGCGTGGGTTCACGCCTACTGTTGAGAATGCAACAGCAGTAATCAAGCAAGCGTTTCCTAATGGCGCAGTAATCCAACAGGACGTTCCACCTTTTAACCAAGCCCCTTTACCAGGGGGCGGACGTAATTGTCCACATGGAAAGATGACTGCTATCCAAGGCCAGTCAAAGCAAGGTGGTATTTACAAAGGATACTTCTGCCCATCAGCACAAGGCGATCCATCTAAGTGCAAGACTGCATACGTGCAGAAGCATGACCCAGAATGGAACACGTTTGTACCTGATCGCATCAAGTAATGAAAACATTACGACGCTCAGTTCGTAAGACAGATGTAGGAGGGGAGCCTCTACCGGCTCCCTTTCAAGCATTTGCTAGGGCTGGTATTGTGTTGCGTCGTGCTGAGGTAACAGTCATTGCAGGTACACCTGGTGCTGGTAAGTCGTCAGTTGCATTACATATTGCAGCACGACTAAAGCAACCGACACTTTACTTCTCTGCTGATACCAACGCACACACCATGGCTATGAGACTCATCTCTATGTCAGGCAAGATGACACAACAAGCAGCAGAAGATCTTATGAAAAACAATCCCGATACAGCAGAGGCTATCTTGTCTGAGAACAATCACTTGTTCTGGTCATTTGAATCTTCACCTACACTTAAAGACCTAGACGAAGAAGTATCTGCATTCGAAACTATCTGGGGTAGATCGCCTACCTTGATAGTGGTCGACAACTTAATGGATGTAGCACTGGATGGCGCAGAGGAATTTGCTGCCATGAGACAAATCATGAAAGAGTTGAAGTATCTTGCAAGAGATACCAACGCCGCAGTGTTAGTGTTACACCATACACAAGAAGGATCACAAGGCTATCCATGTCAACCACGCTCTGCTTTGCAGGGTAAGGTTGCTCAGGTACCAGCAATGGTTCTCACTGTTGGACAACAGCAGTTGCCTAGTGGATTAGACATGTATTTATGTATTGCTCCTGTAAAGAATCGATATGGTAAAGCAGATCAGACCGGCAACACATACATACAACTATCCTTCGATCCCGAATCAATGTATTTAGAAGATGTAGTCAAAGACTACAGACAGGATATAATGTACGATCATGTCTAGTGCAGCCAAAGCCAAAGGTTCTAAAGCAGAACTTGATGTAGTCAAGTATCTTAAGCAATGGTTTCCCTACGTGGACCGACGGCTTGCTGGTGCAACGCTAGACAAGGGTGACATCAGTGGTATCCCTGGTGTAACTATCGAGATTAAGAACCATGCCAAGATGGACTTGGCTGGATGGACAGAAGAATTGTTAACCGAAATGGCTAACGATAACGCGTGGACAGGCACGGTGTGGCACAAGCGGAAGGGTAGGGGAAGCCCTTCCGATTGGTACTGCACTATGCCTGCTCATGTGTGGGTAGAGTTACTAAGGAGAGCGCTTGGACAAACACAACATTGAGGACTACCTCAACCACTTAGGTGCTAAGGTACCTGCACGTGGTAGCGGATGGCGCAAGATGTTATGCCCATTCCATGAGGATAGAACAGCGAGCGCAGCCGTGAACTTTGATATCAATCGATTCAAGTGTCACGGTTGTGGTGTCTCTGGTGACACGTATGATTTGATTCAACTAAAGAACGGAGGCACACTGATTGAGGCTATCGAATTCGCATCGACTATTTCTACGTCGGGCGACGGAGCAGTACGCAAGCCATATCGACCAAGCACAGGAGTATCTGTCAACAAGACATCTCTCGGTAGACGAGGCTCGCAAGTTTCACTTGGGCGTGGTCGTAGATCCACTTCCGGGTCATGAGGCGTTCAAGGGTAGGTTAGCAATACCGTACATCACACCTAGTGGTGTGGTAGATATCAGGTTCCGTGCTATGCACAATGAGGAGCCGAAGTACATGGGCATGATTGGTGCAAAGACTACGATGTACAACACCAACGCTTGCTTTGCTGGCAACAAATACATCTGCGTAACTGAAGGTGAGTTTGATTGCATCATCATGACAGCCAAGACTGTTCACCCTACGGTAGGTATACCAGGGGCAAACAACTGGAAGTCGCACTACTACAGAATCCTAGATGACTTCGATATGGTTATAGTACTAGCCGACGGAGACAACGCAGGTGCTGAGTTTGGCAAGAAGATAACGAGAGAGTTACCCAATGCCAACGTAATACCAATGCCAGACAATGAGGATGTAAATAGCACCTTCATTAAACTAGGAAAGGATTGGATCGATGAGCGAATCCGAGATTGTATTACCGCTTGATGAGAACATATGGGAGCACGTGGCCAACATGGATGGGTCAGTGGGTATCCGTCTATCGGAGAGTCGAGTACTAGATCTACTCGGTGCCCTCTATGATATTTACCATGTCAGTAAAGAAGATATTAATGAAGCACAAGATCTCCTTATTGGGCTTGCTGCTCTACTTGTCGCTGCTCCTATGGACCAGGCGGATAAGGTATGGGAAGAACTCCAAGTAAGGGAAAGCATGAAGAACTTTGAACTCTCGATTAAGGAAGTACTAGATGAAGGAAAGTGATGTCGACAAAATCCTGGCTGATCTCAAGTCAATCCTCCTTCGCAAGCAAGAGGACTATGGTCCGCTTAACATATCGCTCGCGCCAGGCGGTCCTTACAATGGACTGCGTGTGCGTATGTTCGATAAACTCCAACGGTTTAGTCATCTCGTCGAGACTGAGAACGACACGCCGAACTTTGAATCTCTCCGAGATACCTTCATTGACCTCGCAAACTATGCCATAATTGGCATACTGGTCCAAAGTGGACAGTGGGAAGGTTTGCCAAATGGCAACAAAGCAGCAGAGAGTGGTCGTTCTAAGCGACCTACAGATTCCGTACCACGACCCGAAAGCAGTTTCCACAGTACTAAGATTCATCAAGTACTACCAGCCAACACAGTTGTGGTGCGTGGGTGACGAACTAGATGCACCCGAACCTAGCCGATGGAACAAGGGACTAGCAGGGGAGTACGCTCCCACACTGCAAGACTCGATTGACCAGACATACGATGTCATGGCCAAGTTTCGAGCGGCACTCGGTAAGGATAAACCGTTCATAATCCAACGGTCTAACCATACCGATAGAATCCAGACCTACATTAAAAAGTATGCCCCAGCATTTACCTCACTTGATTCACTCAAGATCGAGGAACTGTTGGGGTATTCTTCTTTGAACATCCAGTATCTACACAAGTTCAAAGAGTTACTACCCGGTTGGGTGATGGCGCATGGGGATGAAGGACGCTCGGTGCAGGTACCAGGCAGCACTGCTATGTCTCTTGCAAAGAAGTTGGGGAGAAGTGTCGTGTGTGGCCACACCCATAAGTTGGGACTACAGCATGAGACTACTGGCCTTTATGGCAAGACCGATACCATCTATGGGCTAGAGGTCGGCCACCTTATGGACATGAAGCAAGCAGCGTACTTGACTACAGGTATTGCTAATTGGCAGCAAGGCATCGGCATCCTTGTTGAGAACAATCGTAAGGTTACGCCGTATGCCGTGCCGATCATTGATGGTGACATCCAATTACCATGAAGCACAGCATCGACGCATGGCTTCCCTATAAAGATATGATGATCCGCATTTCTGCGGACTATCAACGCAAGTATCCTATGGTTGAAGCCGATGACTTACAACAGGAGATGTACCTCTGGTTTGCAAGTCACCCCAAGAAGTTTAAAGAGTGGTCTGCTCTTGAGGAGAAAGACCGCGACAAGTTAATTGCCAAGAGCCTACGTAACCAGTGCCTCAAGTACTGCGAACGTGAGAAGGCTAGAGCCAGGGGCTATGACGTTACTGACCTGTACTACTACGATGCCTCAGTAGTTGAAGCGTTCTTGCCTACCATCATTGCTGAGTCATACGAACTACCCGCCAAGATTAAGGACTTGAATACTAAGTTCGCAGGCGGGGAGATTAGCGATGGCATGAACTGGTTAGCCTTGCGATCTGATATTGCCTCTGCATTCTACGCATTGTCAGAGGCTAAGCAAAACATACTACGGCTACGCTTTAGTAACCCCGAGGCAGAGTGGGGCAAGGTAGCCGAGGAAATGAAGACGACACCTGATGGTGCACGTATGAAAGTCCAGCGTTCGCTGGCATCTTTAATCCAACATCTAGGCGGATGGAAACCATATTATGACGAAGACACCACGCAAGAAGAATCCAGTGGGCAAGCCAATAAGCAATCCGACACCGAATACGACAGCGAATAAAGGTGATTTGATTGTCTGTTGGTGCGACAACGGCACAACAGATGGCAAGTTTACTGAGGGGCTGATGTACACAACGCTAGCCGCTGGCTCACCGATCAAGTCTGCTATGCGTGTACAAGGCAACCAGATTGGACGACAGAGACAGAACGCTCTTGACTACTGGTATGACCACACAGATTTCCCATGGATCCTATGGGTTGACTCTGACATTGTTCTCACCCCTGAGGTACTAGCAAAGGTGTGGGCTGAGGCAGACCCAACTACTAAGCCAGTAGTTACTGGCACGTACTTCGTATCAAAGGAGAACGAGCAATCACTGATGACACCGTACCCCGCCCTGTTCTCATGGACGGACGACCAATACAAGATCGGTTACGTACACCCACTACCAGCAAATGCTTTGGTCAAAGTTGGGGCTGCTGGCTTTGGCTTCGTGGTGATGCACCGCAGTGCGGTTGCCAAGATGATTGAAGTACACGGACGCATCCCATTCTTCAATGAGACTGGCGTTGGTGAACAGTTCACATCAGAGGACATCAACTTCTTCCGCCTTATGTCGCAGGCTGGTGTCCCGCTCTATGCACACACAGGCGCAGTGGTCAAGCACATGAAGCGCTTTGCCTTTGATCTAGAATTCTACAAGTTGTTCTGGAACAACAATGGCAAATGACGTAGAGATTACCTGCGTTCATTGCAGCAAAACATTCACAATCAACAAGGCTGATGTGCGCACGCCTTACTACTGTTGGAGTTGTAAATGAGTAACGATTTAACTGGCATCCCTACCTTCGCCTGCATTTGCGGTAGCAAGATGTTCAACCTCACCGTGATGTGGGATGAAGAGACGCGAGAGGTTGGCTGGTACAACTTACGGCAGCAGTGCATTGAGTGCAACACCTGGACTACTGCCCCTACTCCTATCGACGAGGAGATGGACTGTGGCTAGGTACGACTACAAGTGTGAGGTCTGTGGTGGACAGCAGGAGATCGAGCGGCCGATCGGGGACGATACTGTCCCCGTCTGTTGCAGCGCTAGCATGACTAGGTTATGGTCAGCCACACCGGTGCATTTCAAAACTGGTGGGTTCTACTCAACTGGAGGATAAGTGAAACGATTAAAGCATTACTTCTTCTGTAAGTATTTTCATTGGCAGGTAATAGTAATTAAAGAAGGCACATGGAACCTCAAGTGCACCAAGTGTGGGTATAGGAAGCGCTTTGAGTGAGAACTGGAGAGCCTTTGCCAACTGCGCTGGGTTAGATGTAGACCTGTTCTTCCCTGAGAAGTCTGACGTTACTGATGCCGTCAAGAAGATCTGCTCTAACTGTGTAGTCAAGGTTGAGTGTGCCACCTTTGCTATCTCAATCCCTGAGATCAGCGGATACTGGGGCGGTACTTCACAGAGAGACAGACAGAAGCACAGATCTGGTAGACAGAAGATTACCTTCTAACAAAGGTAATCTTACTGTACTGTTCTGTTCAGAACAGCAGAATTACCAAACCGACACGCCGATAGAAATAAAAAAAGAACCCCCTTTCCTAGTAAAGATACTAGGTCTGGGGGTTCAGGGCCTCAGAGAGGCCTTGTAAGCCGTTTAAGGACTATGCCTGTGGCTGGTCTACCACTGCTGCTGCAGCCTTAACTGATGCCTGCGGGGCAGGGAACTGATCGCCAGGGTTTGCCCAGCGTAGGATGACAGGGAGCACTGCTGCTGCGCCTGCTGCGAAGAGAGCCTTAACGCTGGTGTTACCTAGCATGTAAGACGATACAACTGCGGCGATGAACGCACGTGAGTAAGTACCCAGTACTGTCCAGACCTTTGGTGAGATATTCATTCGTCCTCCTTTAGGACTTGTTGATGACAAGCAGGGCAGTAGAACACCCAGCCTCTATAGAGTACAGCCCCCTGTGCCTGACAGCGGTAGCAGTAGGCGTGTTGGTAGATCTTGTACTCGGGTAGATCCTCGTCCACTATGCCCACTTAGGGCGTATCACAGCCCGAACTAAAGCAGGGTTACGCACTTTGGCGTAGACCCCATCTCCGTTTGACTGGTTAACCCCAACGTGGTCTGGGCCTGTGTTGCCCTCGATGGTTGGGATAAGGCGGGTGTGTAGGTCAACTGGACCCGTGGCAATGCCAACGTGCTGGGCTACGCCTGTGTGGTTCCAGTCGAAGAGAAGAACATCGCCCGCCTGCACCTGTGCGATAGGGACGATCATGCCTTTGCTGTGAGCCCATGACTCTAGGGCTGGGCAGTAAGCAAACTTTTCTAGTGCAGGTAGCGCATGGGCTTGGTCGAAGCACCACGATACAAACATAGCGCACCATGATTCGTGGTTCATGCCATACCAAACACCAAACTTGTTGTCGTTGTTAGCGCCTTCTTTGTAGCCAACCTGCGACTTGGCTGCTGCGATTACTGCTGCTGCCTGTGTGTTCATGCGTCGTACTTCGCTTTCATTACTTCAACGTCAATCTTGATCAGTTGTTGGTTTTCAATAAGAGCATCCACTTTGTTGATGAGTCCGGTCTGGCCATCGTTGTATAACGCGTACTCAATTCTTGCCAACTTATCTTTGAGTTCATCCGTATGTTTTTGGATTGTGTGCTTAGCGACAAGACTAAGACCAGCAAGCAGGGCTGCTGCTACAAAGAAGTAGGAGTAGACGATGGTGGCTGTATCTGATGACATGTTATACCGTTCTAACCGTTAGTAGCAGGACTCCTCCGAAGTTGTTCAACCTCTTGTCGGGGGATACCTTGTTGACAAAGGACAGTTCTTCAATCAAACACTGGACTGTTTCTCCAGTGCGGAAGTCTTGTAGTGTGACCACGTCACCTGCTGCTTCGATTGTCTCAAGCGCAGAGAGTTTGTCAAAGCCGTAACCTTCATAGCCTACGGTTGCGTTGTACTTATCAGTGTCTACGTCAAAGCAGAGTAGCGGTATCTTGATGATACGAGTACGTGGTGTGGCAGGTACTGCCTTGAGTTGGTAGCCCTTAAATACTGGCGACAGGGTAGTGTCAGTAGCATCACGGTTAAGAGTAAAGCGCAAAGCAATAGCATCCTGTGCGCCGATAGGGTTAGTGATGGTTGCTTCTGGGGTACCAATATTGTTGTCGTAGGTAACAATGTCATAGCGGTTGGCCTGTAGATCTACCGATGAAATAGTCATTGAACCCTTGGTTGTACCAGTTGGGTTTATGGTAGAGGCTGGAATGCCATAGTCACCACGTGCCACAATACGCTTGAAGTTTTTCTGCTCAAGGGTGTTGTATCGAATGTAACCAGTCTGTACATAACCTGATGGGTACACCTCAGTAGCAGATGTAAGCCATAACCCTAGGCTAGATGGGTTACCATCAGTGGTTGCTAAGAATGAAATTTGATTGCTGGTGCCTAAGAAAGCAACGTCGTAGGTAGAACCAGTTGTGTTCTCCGCATAGACATCTTGTGCTACGGCAAAGCGTAGGTTGTCAATCTCATTACTGAGATCAATACGCCATGTGCCGGCATACTTATTGATGCCGTCTACAACAGATGTACCAAACCATACGTAAGAATCACGGGCAGCAAAGCCACGGACAGGGCTGACTGTGTTTACAAGAAGTGGACCGTAGGTAAGGTAGCCGGTTGCCTGATCTACTGATGCAACACGTACACCCTTGTTGGTTCCGATCATTAGGTAGGTGCCAAGGTGTGAGTACATAGAATAAATAACTTCACCCTCAGGCAACTGTGCAGCAATAATGCCAGATGTAAGTACAGGCATGGCACCGCTAGTGTTAAGAACAAACATGTAGATGGCTGAGTTAGCACCGGCATAGCCTGCTGCATAGATAGCAGGACCAGCCTCATCAATGTCAGTCCACTGCCATGATGGGTTAGGGTGGGTGTAGACAGGGCTAGGCATACCGCTTCCCGTGCCCACCAATTCATAAAGACTGTTGTTAATACCAGCAACAAGGCGTTGCTTGACCCAGTGCATAGCAGAGGACGTGATAGTTCCTGTTCTTCCAAACAAGGAAGTTGCTGAGCCACCGGCAAGTGGCTTAGACCAAACGTGAGTACCGTCTAGGTAATAAACGTTGGTGCCATCTGAAGTCATTGAATAGATGGTTGTGCTTGCTGATACCAATGTGCTGGATGTCGTGGCATCAACTAATTTAATGTCGCCATCAAGAAGAAGGATTTTGTCTGCTCCGCTTACCTGTACTGCTTCAACATGCAAAGCACCAGTTGTGTTAAGGATTCTTGATGGTCGGTTAAGCAGGGTGCACTGACCAAAAGTGAATGGGTTAACGCCTAGTGAAATGCCGTAGCGGTAGGAGTTAGATGCCAATGTGGTAGAGAATGGGTTGGCAAATGGATCGTAGAAGAGTACGCCTTGTCCTGCGTGGAAGGATGACTGGCTACGAACCCACCACCCCTGGAGCGACTGCTCACCTGGGTCACGCTGGTTGTCGAACTGCTGCTTACGGAACGGTGCTGTTGCTCTCTCGTATGGATGCTGGTCAGTTGCATCAAGCAGGAAGGGAACTCCACCGATAGCAATGTCAAAGTCAACACCTGTGTTCTGCCAGACGTTACCTGTTTGAATACCTAGGTCAACGGCAATAGCACGGGTAGCACGACCTTCGGTAATGTCACGACCTGACACGGTATCTCCTTTAGATTAGCCCTTCATAGGCAAGTTCAAATGTATCTGCTTGTGCGTCAACGTCCCTGTACAGAGGGACAAGGACGGTGACTGGTGTATCCATAACTAACTCTCTGTGGAGTGTTCCAGTTACGCCTCTAGGCTGGCTAGGTAGGCTTGGTAATCCGAGTTGGCAGGGTCGGTAGGTACGGCTGCCATAACGCCATCTTCTCCGATGCGGATGATGTT